ACTCAAGGTCACGGTCGTCAGTGGCTCGACGCCCTTTGACGCCTGCGACCTGGCCAGCCAACTGATGGACTTGGCCCTGGATAACCGCTGGGGCCTGCCGCCCGATCAATGTGACCTGCCCACTGCGATTGTCGCGGCACCTTCCGTGCTTACCAGCGCGGAAACGGACTACGACACCTGGACTGTTTCCTTCATCCAAACCCTCTATCTTGGCCCGTCGCTGCTCGAAGATCCCACAGGCAAGCCGCTGTTTGCCTGCACCTGGGAAGTCACGAACATCGATGATCCCGACCAATACCGCCCGTTGCAGGAGTAGCCCATGTTCGATGCATTGCTACGCATGCAACTGGGGCCGATCGTCGAGCGCCTGGCCGAAATGGAAGCCCAGCTTGAAGATCTCTATCGACGCGCAGAAAGCTTCTGCCGAATTGGCGTGTGCCAGGAGGTCGACGCCGCCAGCAATACCTGCACGATCAGCCACGGGGACTTACTCAGTCCGGCGATCAAGTTTTTCAACCCCAGCGCCGGGGCGCAGACCGAAACCCGTATCCCCTCAGTGGGCGAGCAATGCTTGTTGCTCAACTATGGCGGCGGCGAGGGTGGGGCGCAGTCGGTGGCCTTGTTCGGCTTGAACAGCGATCGTTTTCCGCCGGTTTCCAGTGTTCCGACGCTGACCCGGCGGCGTTATCAGGATGGCACCCAGAGCGACTACGACGACGCCAGCCACGCCTTCAATTGGGTCAACGGCCCAACCACGTTTATCGGTTCTCGCGAACAGGTCTACGTCAAGGTCGGCGCCGCCAGCCTGACGATGAGCGGCCAGAGCATCACGCTGCAAGTAGGCGGTACCAGCCTGTTGCTGGATGCCGGCGGCGCGCACTTCACCGGCCCGGTGGTGGACCATCAAGGCCGGGTCATCAGCCCCTGATAAGGACATCCCATGATTGGAATCGACCGTGACACCGGGGCAGCCGTCGATGACTGGTTGCAATTCGTGCAGCGCGCCACCCGAGCGCTGACCACTCCCGTGGGCACTCGCCAGAAGCGCCCGTTGTACGGCTCGCTGATCCCGCAACTACTCGGGCAGAACCTCGGTGACGATCTGCTGATCCTCGCCCAGAGCCACGCCGCCCAGGCGTTCTATAACCCCCAGAACGGTATCGCCGACTTTCAGCCCCAGATCATCGTCGCTACCCGTCAGGGCGCCGGTTTGTTGCTGCGTTTTGCCGGCACCTGGAAAAACCGCCAGCAATCCTTCGAGGTCGTGACATGAGCATGTTGATCCCTGGCCAGAACCAACTGGCCGAACCGGCCATCATCGCGGTCGATGAGTTCGAACCATTGCTGGCCGAGTTCAAGGCCTTCGTGGTTGATTACGTCGCCACTCGCGCCCCGCAAAGCGCGGCCAAACTCAAGATCAGCCTCGACAATGAAAGCGAACTGCTGACCCTGGCCCTGGAAGCATTTTGCGTGCGCCTGCAAACCCACGAACGCAAGTACAACGCCCGCATCAAGCAGATGTTGGCCTGGTGGGCAACCGGCAGCAACCTGGACGCACGCCTGGCTGATATGGGGCTGGAGCGCCAGGTCCTCGACCCAGGTGACCCGGCTGCTTTCCCGCCGGTGCCGCCGATTCTGGAAAGCGACGACGACGCCCGCCTGCGTTACTACCTGGCGCCCCACGCCCCGGCGGCGGGTTCGCGCATGCAGTACCGGCGTGAGGTGTTCACCCTGGGCGAGCGGCCATCGGTCAAGGTGCAAAGCGCCACGCCGGGCGTAGTGACCGTCAGCTACACCTTTGACCCGGACGGCTATGCGGCCCAGGTCAAGGATGGCAACGGTCGGCGTACCGCCCCCGGCGAGGTGATGGTCACCGTGCTTTCCAGGGAGGGTGATGGCACCGCTTCCGCCGATTTGCTTGACGGCGTGCGGCGACATTTCGCACGGCCCGATGTAAGGCCGGAAACCGATCTGGTCACCGTCCAGGGAGCACAGATCCAGCGCTACAAAATCCGCGTGATCGCCAAGATCAACGCCGGCCCGGATTCTGGCTTGACCCAGGTTGCTGCACAGAAACTGCTGCAAACCTACGCCGACTCCTGCCATCGCCTGGAAGGTCGGGTCGACCCAAGCTGGATCGACTACGCCATCCACAGCGCTGGCGCGGCGCAACTGCAGATCCTTGAGCCGCTGGAGCCGATCATCAGCACCGCGTTCCAGGCCCCGTATTGCACGGGCGTCGAGGTGGAGGTGCGCACGCTATGATGGATGAACCCAAAGCGAGCCTGTTGCCGGTCAACAGCTCACCGCTGGAAAGGGCGCTGGACCTGGGGTTGGACCATTTGCTGGAACGGGTTGCGCCAGCGTTTCCAGCGCTAATGGATCCAGCCCGGACACCTGCGGCGTTCTTGCCTTACTTAGCGGCGGATCGCGCGGTCAATGAATGGAGCACCACGGCCCCTGAGGTCGAGAAGCGTCTGACTGTCAAACTCGCCTGGCCCACCGCACGCCAGGCCGGTACACGCAAAGCCCTTGAAAACGCCGCGAGGGGGCTGCAACTGAGCCCCGAAGTGCGCGCCTGGTACGAGCAGAAACCACCGGGTGTGCCCTACAGTTTTACCGTACGCGCCTGGACCGAATTGCCCTACAGCGAAACCATCGACGCCCGGCTCGACCGCCGTTTGGTCGATGCTAAGAGCGAGCGCGACGTCCTCTCGATCGTCGTGGGCCTGAGTGCTTCTGGCTGCCACAGCATCGGCGCAGCCATGCTGTGCGGTGAGCTGACCACAATCCACCCAAACGTGCTATCAGGTGTCGAGGCCTCGGGTCGCACCTTCATGACGGCCGGTCTATACACCGTTGAAACCACCATCCTTTATCCACAGGAGCGCTAAATGGCTGACTATTACACCCTGCTCACAGACGCAGGAATCGCCTACGAAACCGCCTGCAAGGCGGCGGGAGTGCCGATCAAACTGGCGCAGATTTCCGTAGGAGACGGTAACGGCGCGGTCTACAACCCAGATGCCAGCGCCAAGGCACTTAAACGCGAAGTCTGGCGAGGACCTTTGAACGCCTTGTTTCAAGACGAGAGAAACGCCAACTGGCTGATGGCCGAAGTCACTATTCCCTCGGATGTCGGTGGCTGGTATGTGCGAGAAGCCGGATTGTGGACCGATACCGGAATTTTGTATGCCGTCGTTAAGTATCCGGAGTCGTATAAGCCGGTGCTGGCAACGTCGGGGTCGGGTAAAGAGTTTTATATTCGCTCGATCTTTGAAACGAGTAATGCTGCGATTGTGACTTTGTTGATTGACGATACGATAGTCAAAGCTACCCGCGCCTGGGTCATCGATTACATTGCCAATGCGACCTATAAAAAGTCTGAAGTTGATGCAATGACCGCGCAGGCCACTGAGTTAAATCGTGGTACGGCTAAGGTTGCAACTCAAGTTCAGACCCTTCAGGGGCTGGATGACGCCACCATTATCACGCCAAAAAAGCTGCGCTTAGGGTTTTCTATCTCCTTGGGTATCAATAGTTATGTTGTCTTTCCAAGTTGGCTGGGTGGTTTGATCTTGCAGATGGGTTACGGCAACGTGGTGACAACAGAGTCGGTTATCTCTTTTCCTTTGGCTTTTCCAAATCGTTGCCTGTGGGTTTCAGAGTGCGACAACACTGGAGCGACCGGCACTATCAAGACGATCTGGCAGTTTCGCTCTATTTCCGCTACTGGCCTGAATGCGCTAAACATGGGCACGCTTACCAAAGGCTCAAGCACCTTCAACACAACAACCGCGTCAGGTTGTGTTTACTTTGCAATCGGTTATTGAGGTTCAAATGAAGCGTTATTACAGTCAAAAAACGGGATGTACTTACTTGGACGGCCTTCATCAAAGGATGCCCTCGGATGCTGTTTTCCTACCCGAAGAGACCTATGAAGCGGTTATTCGTGATGCAGGCATCAATACTGTTCGCCGCCATGATAAGCAGGGGATGCCCTATCTTGTTGATGTAGTGCCTAGTGTCGCCGACCTTGCACTTGAGGCGCGCAGTTGGCGTGACAATCAACTGACTGCAGTCACTTGGTTACGCGATCGTCATCGCGATCAACTGGAATTGATGGCGCCTACGACCCTGGATGCTGAGCAGTACCTGGCCCTGCTGACTTATATGCAGGCGCTGCGCGACTGGCCCCAATCCGCCCAGTTTCCAAACACTGAACATCGGCCATCAGCACCGTTATGGCTTGCCGAGCAGACCGAATAAGCACCCTGCATTGTCTGAGCATGTTCTTTAGCCCACATACGCTTTCACTCAATACCGCGCCAAGCGGTTTTTTTTCGCCCGGAGATCCATCTATGGTCAATCGCCAAACCTACACCGTCCTCATCCCATTCCCCACCGGAGGCGGCCATTGGTCCACCGTCGGCGAGGAACTTGAGCTGCTGGACGTCGAAGCATCCGCCCTGCGCACCGCTGGCCGCCTGGAACTGACCAGCGTCCTCAATTCCACCCCAAAGAAGGCTGACTGACCATGGCTGAGGTTCTGAACTTCGAGCACAACGGCATCACCGTGAATGCCACCGAATCCCCCGAGGCCATGGGTGGCCTGGGTGACAACGTGATCGGCCTGGTCGGCACTGCGCCGAAGGCCCACGCGTCGATCCCTAAAATGCGCCGTTCCGCATCAACAGCTTCACCACCCAGGCGCTGCTGGACCCGACCGGCACGGAGTCGGGCACGCTGTTCCACGCCGTGTACCAGATACTCAAGGTGGTGAAGGTACCGGTCTATGTGGTGATCGTGGAGGAGGGCGCTACCCCGGCTGACACGATCAACAATGTGATCGGCGGCGATGAGCCAGTCACCGGCCGCAAGCTGGGCCTGGCCGCATTGGCCAGCGTACCGGAAGACTTGACCATCATCGGTGCCCCCGGCTTCACCGGCACCAAGGCCGTGGCCGGTGAGTTCGCCTCGTTCGGCAAACGCATCAAAGCCCGCGTGGTGTTGGATGGCAAAGACGCAAGCGTCGCCGACCAAGTGACCTACAGCGGTGAACTGGGCGGCGCCGATCTCGGTTTTGACCGCTGCCTTCTGGTGCACAACATGCCGTCGGTGTACTCCAAGGCGGCCAAGAAAAACGTGTTCCTCGCGCCATCGTCCCTGGCTATCGCTGCGCTGGCCAAGGTCAAGCAGTGGGAAAGTCCAGGCAACCAGGTGACGTTCGCCGAGGACGTTTCCCGCGTGGTCGAGTACAACATCCTCGACACCTCCACCGAAGGCGACCTGCTCAACCGCTACGGCGTGAGCTACTACGCCCGCACGATTCTCGGCGGCTTCTCGCTGCTGGGTAACCGCTCTATCACCGGCAAGTTCATCAGCTATGTCGGCCTTGAAGATGCGATCAGCCGCAAGCTGGTCAAGGCCGGCCAGAAAGCCATGGCCAAGAACCTCACCAAGTCCTTCATGGATCAGGAGGTCAAGCGCATCAACGACTGGCTGCAAACCCTGGTCGCCGATGAAACCATCCCTGGTGGCAGCGTGTACCTGCATCCGGAATTGAACAGTGTCGAGAAGTACAAGAACGGCACCTGGTTCATCGTCATCGACTACGGCCGCTACGCGCCGAATGAACACATGATTTATCAACTCAATGCCCGCGATGAAATCATCGAGCAGTTCCTGGAGGACGTTCTCTAATGTTTACCAACCGAGTCAGACAGGCCATCGCGGCCACCCTTCAAGGCCTGCCGTTGTCCGCGACGGTGGAGGAGTTCACTCCGCCGAAGATCGAGTTCGACATGGAGCCCATGTCCGGCGGGCGCTTTATCGCCGAGGAAATGGCCAAGAGCGGCAAGGTGCTCGGCGCCACGCTGGTGCTGCAAGGTGCCGGCCCGGAGATCATGCTCGCGCTGGGCGTACGCCTGGGTGATGACATCCTGCTCAACGTGCGCGAAGCCGGCCAGGATCAGGATGGCAAGACCTACTTCACCTACCACACCGTTGGCGGCAAGCTCAAATCCCTGTCCGAAGCGAAGCTGAAGATGGGCGATAAGGCACTCACCACCCTGGAGTTGTCCTGCCGCACTTACAACCGCCTGGAAAACGGTATTCCGGTCATCGACATCGATGTACGCACCCAGAAGTTCGTGCTCAACGGCGTCGACATCCTCGGCGATGCGCGCCGCGCCGTGTTGATGCCGTAATGCCCCGGGGGCGGGCGTGCTCGCCCCCATACTTCACCAAGGAGCTGTCTCATGGCCTGGATGCCACCGCTGCATGTCCTGCTGTCCCCGATCACCGCCGATACCGGCGCGATAATCGAGCAGGTGCAACTCAAACCGCTGTACTACGCCGCGCAAAAAGACGCGCTGGCCCGGGCCGGTGATGACGAGGACGACCAGTTTTTCGAACTGGCGAAACTCGCCACCGGCCTGTCGGAAAAAGAACTCGACCAACTCAAGCGCCCGGATTACGTGAGCATTGCCCAGTACGTACACGAGATGTCGACGCGTCCTGCGTCGTTCTTTCTCGGCGAACAAGCGGAGTCGACCCACGACCAACCCGTCCAACTGCTGTTGCCCCTCGACGCAGCCGGCCGAAACCTCATCGAACTGCCCCTGGAAATGCCCGCGCTGCGCGCTACCAAGGTGATGAAGAAACTCGCCACCAACAAAGAGCGCGCCGAGTTCATCACCGCGCACTGCGCCGGCCTGATGATTCCTGACCTGGCCGGCCTGACCGTGCCTGACTGGACCGAATTGCAGGAGCGTATCGACGATTTTTTAAATCAACCGGCGGACTTCTTTCGGAGCGCGACATCGAAGTGATCCTCGATGTGGTGCCGCTGATTTACTCAGTCAATGAGGCCGAGATCCTCGACTGGGACGCCGGAAAAGCATTGCGCCGCTACGACATCGCGATCACTCGCCTTGGCGTCAAACAGGAGTAAGCGGGATGCAGAACAAGTATTCGCTGGCGTATGCCGCGGCCAAGGATGGCCAGGCGGTCGTCGGCAAGGACGCCGCCATGGTCAACTCAGGCGCGTTGGCACCTGAGCGCCTTGGTGAGACGGCACCGATACACCCGATGAGCGTGGCGCTGACTAACGCAAGCTTGCAGCTCAGTGGTCTGTCATTGTCCCTGGGGTTACTGCGCAGCAGCGTGGATGGACTGCGCGCCTCTGTATCGCGGCTTGAAGCCGTTGACGTTAACCCGTCCAGAACTGACAGGCAGATTGAGCCGAGCAGCGCCACGGCGTTCAAGTCGAGCAAGGTGGATGATCGGCGCCTGACCCGCGAAGCCTTGACGGTGCGCAATATGGAGCGCCTCGACCCGGTCACGGCTTTTCAGCAGGCGAATGCCAGCTTTGCGTTTGGATCGAAACGCCCCCCTGAAAAATCAATAACGGTCTTGCGCGAAGAGTCGACCAAAAGCACGGAGCGGTTGACCAAAACGCTTGAACCTGTGCCGGTCCTGGGAGAAGCCACATGGCTGCGGGCTAAAACCGGCGTGTTGGACACTGTCAACAATTGGGCCAGCGATTCACCGGTCGCCGCTGAATCGCTCAAGACTGCTGAAACGGTGATGTCGTCGGTCGTTTCACCGGTGGTTTCCGAATTCTTTTCGGGCGTGGGCGAGACGATTAAAGAGCGGGTGACGGGCAATTTGGTGGATATGACGCTGGGCAAGTTGCCCGGGGTTGGCACGTTGTTCAAGGACGGCGGTTACGATAAAGAAAAGGACAAGGGTCAAGGTTGCTGCTGCCCTGACGAGTCGCAGAGCGGCTCCACGCGCCCCAGCATTATTCTGCCGCCGGGCTACGAGCGTGAGCGTGGGCAAAGCACTTCCGGTAAAGCCCCCGGCAAGGGCTCGGGTAAAAAAGGCGGCAGGCTCGGTAATTGGCTGCGTGATGCATCCGATCGATTGGGTAAGGCGATGTTGCCCACGCCGCCTGCGTTGCACGCTGCGCAGGCGCCCCCTTTGCCTCAAGCCTCGACTTCGCGGTTGGCCGGCACCATGACCCGGCTGGAGTCGGTCGGTGCCCGTCGTCTCGGCCCGATGCGGTATGTGGACACCGCTATGGATGTGGTTGAGGGCGTGCGCAACGGTGACGCCAAAGCCGTCGGCGCCGGACTCAGTGCCGCCGGTGGCGCCTGGGCCGGGGCCTCTGCCGGTGCGGCCATCGGCACCATGATTTTTCCCGGTGTCGGTACAGCGGTCGGTGGTGCAATCGGTGGTTTGTTGGGCAGTGAGGCTGGCAGTTGGCTCGGTGACAAGCTGCTCGGTTCAAGCGACCGCCTGCCCGCGCCCGCCGACGTCAGCAAGCGCCTGGACAATGCTCAGGCCGACAACCGTCAAGTCACGTTCGCCCCGCAGATCACCATCAATGCAACGGAGCAGGCCAGCTATCAACAGCTGGCGGAGTTGGTGGTGCAACAGATCGAAGCGCAATTTTCGCCGCTGTCGATGAGCGACCTGCTGGGGTCACGACGTGATTCGGCACTGACCGATATTGGAGGGGTGTGATGCGGCAACAGATGGCATTGGGCACGTTTATTTTCGGGCTGTCTCGTGGATTCGCCTACGACACCCTGGACCGCGCCAGCACAGGTGGATGGGTCGGCCTGCCGATTATTGCCGGCAAACCCAAGTCCAGCCAGGTCGGCCAAGAGCTTGAAACGCTGACCTTCGGCGGTAAGGCCGCACGGGCAACCGGCATGGCACGCCTGGATGAGCTGCGTGCGTTGCAAGCCCTGCGTGCGCCATTGCCGCTGGTCGATGGCGTAGGCCTCAGCTGGGGGCTGTGGACGATCAAATCGGTGAGCGAAAAACAATCCAATGTGATCGACGATGGCACCGCCATGGTTATCAATTGGTCGCTGGTATTGGAGGAGTTCGTCAATGCGTAGGGTGCGAAGTATTGCTGGTGATTCGGTGAACCTGTTGCTGTACCGCGAGCTTGGCCGCTGTGACGATGCCGCCGAGGAAGTGCTGTGGCGGTTGAACCCAGGGTTGGCCGAGCAGGGCGCAGTACTGCCGGCAGGTGTCAGTGTGATTGTGCCGGAACTGGACAGGCAGCCCATTGCGAAGCAGCCCGTTTCGGCCTGGGACTAAGGAGCGACCATGACACTTGGATATACGCCAGTGGTGGAAATCTACGGAGCCAATGCCGCGCTGCTCAACGAACGCCTGTTGGAGTGGGAGCATAGTGATACGGCCGGTCTTGTCTCAGACCATCTCAAGTTAACCCTCGATATCGAGGGCCTTGATGGCCTGCCCGACCTGGGTGGGAAAATCGGTCTGCGCGTGGGGTATCTGGAAACCGGCCTGGTGGACAAGGGGACGTTCAAGATCACCAAGCGCACACCGTCACTGTTTCCCATGCGCCTGGCATTGGAGGCCACGGCGGCACCGTTTGACATGGACGGGTTCAAGCAACGTCGCACCGCCAGTCACGGGCCGATCACCCTGGGCGCGCTGTTCCGTCAATTGACGGCGCGCTACGGTTATTCACCACGGGTGGCGCCTGACCTCGAAGGCAAGCAGATTCCGCACATTGACCAGACCAACGAAAGTGACATGGCGTTGCTGACACGCTTGGCCAGACGTTTTGATGCCGTGGCCAAGCCGGTCGATGAGTTTTATGTGCTGGGCCGAAAAGGCCAGCTCACGTCGTTGTCGGGCAAGACCCTGCCGGATGTGCGGCTGTCGCTGACGCGTGACAATCGCCCGGGTGAGCGTGCTTTTATCAGCGCCAAGATGTCCGAGGGCAGTCGCGCCAAATATGACGGCGCACAAGCGTCCTGGTGGGATGCGGCGGCCGGTAAGAAAAACGTGGTGCAGGTGGGTATCGAGCCGTTTAAAGAGGTTACGCAGCGTTACCAGAACGAAGCCGAAGCCCGTTCCGCTGCTGAAGGCGAGATGCGCCGTGTGAGACGTGAAGGGCTGAAGATCGAGGTGATTTGCCCTGGAAACCCCGCATTCGCTGCTGAAGGCTTGTTGCTGCTGGATGAGTCATGGCCAGGCTTCATGCAGGGGCGTTGGTCGATCAATACCGTGACGGCCAGTGGCAAGCGCAAAGACAGCTATCGCTGCACGATCAGCGCGAGCGGTTTGTCCCCCGCGGAATAAACCGCGCCATTGACACCCCTCATGCTTCGTTTGAGGTTTCTGATGTGGAGACAATATGGTCCTGTCTGAGCAGCAACTCGTAACTATCCTACCGAACTCCCGTATCAAGGCGGGAGTTTTCATTACTGCGCTGAACTGCGCCATGCTCCACCGTCAAATCAACACGCCACAACGCATCGCCGCCTTCCTCGCCCAAGTCGGCCACGAGTCCGGGCAACTGCGCTACGTGCGCGAACTGGGCAGCGATCAATACCTGAGCAAGTACGACACTGGCATCCTGGCGGCGCGCCTGGGCAATACTCCTGAAGCGGACGGCGACGGCCAGAAGTACCGGGGCCGGGGGCTGATCCAGGTGACGGGGCGCCGTAACTACCAGGCCTGCAGCCAGGCATTGTTTGGTGATGATCGTTTATTGCGCGAGCCGATGTTGCTGGAGCAGCCCCAGTGGGCTGCTGAATCCGCCGCCTGGTTCTGGCAAAGCAATGGCTTGAATGAACTCGCTGACAAGGACCAGTTCACCACCATCACCCGGCGCATCAACGGCGGGCTCAATGGCCTGGAGGATCGTTTGCAGCT